ATGGCAAGGGGCATCAAGATTGGCGACGAGGTGGCAATCACCGCCACGGTGCGAAGGCGGGTCACGGAGGACCGCGTCAGCGTCACGATACCAGGTTATGGCTTTCCACATTCTATCGTCGACCCGACGAGCAAGGTGAAGAAGGGCCAACCAATCGAGCTGATCGGCGACGTTACGAGGATCGACGGGGACGAGGTGACCGTCAATCTCGGCGGGCCGGTGACGGTGAAGGACGATGTCGTCCGGCTGGTGAGCGCCTATGTCCCGCCCAAGCGAAAAACCCCGCTTGTCGATAAGCCGACATAGGACCTTGCTATCCTAGGCGTTGGACTGGGGATGGCAATCGCCGGTTAGGCCCAAGACGCGACAGCCAGCGCTTCGATGTTAGCGGATGACGAAACCGAAATTGTCCGGTTCGTTTCGCTCGCAAGATTGGCTATCGAGCCTGCCGCAAAACGCGCATGCGTAAGCGTCCCAGCAGCGTCGAACACATCTCGGTCGTCATTTTCGGTGACACCAACGAGGGTCATATCACCGAGCGTCCCGCCGGCACCAGCAAATCCAGCAATGACGACGCCGTTGGCGTTGACGTCCAGGGTCGAGCTTGAAGCATTGTTTCCGGTCGCCGACGCCGTATCCGTCGCCGTGGTGGATGCAAGACCGTCTATCGTGTAGACCGACACGGCGCTCTGAGAGCCTGCGCCGCTGAATGTGGCGACAACAGTTGCGGTCGTTCCGGACGGGACGACCAGCGCCGCGATGCCAACTGTGATGCCGCTCGAAACGCCATCCACGACGTTTGTCTGCACGAGAATAGGTGCCGAATTGCCGCCAATCGTGACGCCAGTGATGGTTCGTGCCGAGTTGGCAGCGCGTCGGCACTGAACAACAGCCACGACCAGCCTGGTCGCGCTCGCCGGGCCGATCGGAGCGTTCGTGTAGGTGTTGCCTGTATGCGTGCCGCCGAACGAGTTGGTGCCCTGGTAGGTGACCGGGCCAGCCGCCTGCACTTCCAAATCGAACGATGCGAGATCGGCAGTTGCCGACACATTGTCTGTGACCCGAATCACTATTCCTGTCGACGTTCCCGGTGTTGTCGGCGTCCCTGAAACAACACCAGTTGAACTATTCAGAGTAATGCCGGTCGGCAACGTTCCCGCATGAACGGAAAACGTATAGGGCGCGGTGCCACCCGTCGCCGAGACGGTGAAGCCAGCATAGGCCACGTCCTCGATCGTAGTAAGAACAGGAATGCCAGAAATGCCCAGAGGACTGCCGCCACCAGCTGACTGCTGGCCGTCCCCAAATCCAAATAGTTGGGTCAACATGAGCATGGTCAGGCATCCGTAGCAGCATTGGTTGTCAGGTAGAGGTGGACGCCATGCAGTCGCGCGTCGATCGCCATGGTGTCACCGGCGTCGCTGACGTCCCGGTAAATCTGGAACACGACGAGGTCGCCCTCGGCCGGCGTGCCGCCGATGGTAATTGCGGAGCTTTCCGGCCCGACGTAGATGTCATTGGTCGTGCCGCCAGTGTCGACGCTCGATTGCGCTGTACCGAAAGCCGAATCGGCCGCATCGTCGTTCGACAAGGCAAGGCCCTGGCAGAACCAGGCGACGCCGAAATTCGTGGCCGTTGCGGCATGGCTCCAGACTGGCTTGAACGTAACGGTGCCCTCATCCCAACTCTTGGGCATCAGGATAGAGAACTGCGCATGCTCGTCAGCGGAAGCGTCGAAGTCGAGCGTCTTAAGCATGACCTTGTTGGTTGTCGTCTCGACCGAACCAGCCGCTGCGCCGTTGCTTGTGCGCGCCGTCATGGCCCCAGCCGGCACCCACAATGTGTGCTTGCCAATAGGGCTCACAGAACCGCCGCCGGCATGGACCACGGTGCCGCCCAGGTCGTTCGTCGTGCCATCCGTGGTGAGAAGCCCAATTTCGCCAGGCCCGACGGCGATGGTGGTCGAGCCTTTTGTGACGTTAATTGTGTCGGCCGCATCGGTGTTGTTGACGATGAACAGCGCCCGTTTGACGGCCGGCAACGTCAGGATCCTGGTGGCTGACAAACCACTGGGAACAAATGTCATCGCCGAACGGAACTGGGCAGATGTCAACGCGACATTGCCGCCGGAGAAATCGACCGTGTAGATATCAGCCATTCCGTTGGCCAATTGGGTCAGGCCGTCATTGGACGACTGCCATTGGTCATCTGCCTGGCCATCAGCGATCAGAATAAGATTTAGATCGTGGGACATTGCTTGTCACCTTTCATGGGTTGTCTGCGATGTCGCCGACCGAAGCCAGAACGGCATCAATAACGAGCGCATCGCCAGTAAATGCACGCTTGAAGATGATCTGGCCGGCTCGCTCAAAGATGGCGATCGAATACGGCTCGCAGACCGACCGCGCGATGTCTCGGACACCGGCAGTGACATCGACAACGGCGCCGTCGATCACATCATCGATGTCGCCTTCAAAGGCGATTTCAGACTCGTCAAATCCTCCCGAAACCATGAGAGCGAGCAGGAAATCACTGAGCAAGCGTTGCGTGCCGTCCTCCGAGATGATCCGGAGGCGCTGAGGCACACTGAAGACGGGTGTCTTCGTCAACAGCGTGTCGGTCTGGCCATCGTAGTAGAATAGCTGTGGGTTGCTGGTCGCCCCCGCAACAGAACGCGTCAAGCCGGTGTCGAGATTGGTGAAATAGCTCGTGCTGCTGGCGACGTAGTAGAGTTCATCGGTTAGCCGCTGAAGATCGGGGTCGCCAAGCCTTCGAGAGCCTACGGTCTCGATCTGGTAAGGAACAGTGCTGTTGTAGACGATAGCGCCAGTAGCGCCGTTGATGCGCACGATGTGAGCGGCATCAGTCCAGACAACGAGGAAGCCGCCGGCATCATAGACAACGTAGCAGAGATCATCCGAGAGTGTGGCAATGACGGTTGAGCTTTTGAGCGTGCCCTGAGACGTGAAGGTCAGTTTCACAAGGTCGGTGTCGGCGCACAGCCAGATGTCGAACTCGCTGCCCCGAACTTCACCAGGCACAAGGCACTCGAGCTTGGTATAGCCGTTCCAAGCCGCGCCGGAGTCGAAGGCCAATATGATCGTTCCCGTATCGGCCCGGTACACAAAAAGCTGCGCGTCGTCAGTGAAGCCCGCATAGAAGGCATAGGCCGAGGTATCGACTAGGCAGACAGTGCCAATGACCGCGGCCACGCTTCCTACGTTGGCGCCAGTGGCAACAATGCCCGATACGGCATTCGTTAGGATAGGTCTCCAATGGCCGGCACCGTCCTGCCCAAGATAGAATAGTAGGTCGAGCGTTCGGCTGTATCGCCATCCGGCAAAAAGGAATGAGAACTCGTCCTGCGCCTGCCTGAAATATTCCCGCATGGCGTAGATTGAAAATTGCCTCACAATGCTGCTCGGCTCCTGGTAGCCATAGAGCAAGCCCTGCTCCCATACCGGAACCATGTGGTCGACGGTGCTGCTCGAAAGCGTGGCAAAGCTGTCATAATCGTGCGTTGTCGCACCGTCCTGAATCCACTCAGCTTCAAAGACCGGCGGAGCACCAAGGCCAACAATGTCGAAATCCTTGACGACGATATCGAGATAGCCGCGATGGGCAGAGACGTTGGTCTCGCCTTCCTCGGAAACCATCGTCGGATCGCGCGGCTGGATGCTTCTGCCATCATAAGCGGTGAATTTCAGGCCGCTTTGGCGATAGCCGTTCGACCCATCATAGATCAGCTTGCCATTGGCATAGAGCTTGCGCATCGTCCAGTTCGAGTTCGGGACAAGCGGGCGCGCGAAACGCAAGCGGGCCGACATCTTTGCCGTGGTCGAGGTGATGGTGTCCCAATACTCGACATGGGTCGACGTGACGGTAAGGATCGGCGGCACCCAGATATAGGCCGCAGGCAGACGGCACTTGCCGTATACAACAGGGATCGTCTGACCGTAGGCCGAAGTCGGCAGCGTGGTCTGGACTTCCGGCACTTGCGGCACGGTCGGCGCTGTCGGATCATCGAAAACCCAACGCCCTCTTACCGGTCTCGACATTTACAGACCTCCTACGTGCGAAAATTCGGTGATCAGTGCCGCCGGGTCGAGGGGCTCGCCACATAGAGAGATTTCATCGATCCGGTTGACCTCCGAAATTACCTTTATCCCGCACTGCATCGTGTCCCAGACGGCGCCCTTTGGACCGAGCGAAAGTCCGGTCAGTTCGCCATCTCGGTAGAGCGCGATAGCCTCATGGGCGCGCGAGGTATCCCAGAGCCGGCCAGTGACGAAAAGGCCGCGGTCATCGGCGATCGACAGCCATTCGCCGATTTGTGGGCCGTCGTGGTTGAGCAGCATTTTTGGCTTGCATCCGCCCTGCAAGAGATCGCGGAAGGCGCCTGCCGCGATGATGTAGCGTCCGCACAGCACGCCATAGTTCGCGGCATAGCCGGAGACCATCATGTGCTGGCGGGCACGGCTCTGCAGTCGCGCGTTAGCGCGTTGTGTGGTGGTCATTTGTGGGGGTCCTAGTGCCTAAAAGTGGAAGGCCGACTCGTCGGCGGTTTCGTACATGCTGAGGCCAGAGGCGCCCGCCACAGCGCGTCCGCAGCTCATGATGGCACTAACAGCCGGGTCGATCCGATCGGCCGCGCGTGCCTTGTTAGGCCTGCGGTTGCCCGATTGGTCCGCCATCATCACAACGTTGCCGATTGCCCACCGGAGACACGGGTTACCGTCGTGCACAACGTGACGTGTAAGCATCAACTGCTCAAAGTCATCGACTGGCTTAGCGTAGTTAGCGAGTGTCTGCGGAAAGGCAGCAACGGGGATGCCGTCCGCCTCCAGATTTTCCATTATTTCACGAGCTAGATACTGATCGAACGCGACTTCCTGAACGTCCAGAAGACCGCACAAGCGGCGTATGTGCTCTTCGATAATGCCGCGGTCGACGATGTCACCAGGACAGGCCGTGAGGTAGCCCTGTTCCGCCCATAGTTGGTACGGTGCACTGTCGTTATCGGCTCGCCTTCGTATGCCTTCCTCGGGCGCGAACGACTGCACGTGCAGCGCATAGCGACCGTCTTCTAGTTCTATGCAGGCCGCAACGGCTGCGAGGTCGGTACGCTTGGCAAGGTCGGCGGAAAGCCAAGCACGCTTACCGCGCAGCGCTTCCAGGTCCACTTCGCTAACGCATTGATCCCAAATGCCAAGATCCCACTCAGGATTGGCTGCACCATCCTGCCAGATGTTGAGGTGCAACTGCTGGAACATGGCGCGATCGGCTGGCCGGTGTTCGGCTTCCCGCACCATCTGCCGCATGCCATCAATGTCGGGATACGGCGGCACGCATGACAGGCCGGGATTGACCCGATGCCACACTGACTCGTCGCGCCAGTCTTCGTCCTTGTCGGCCTCGAACAAGATCGGCAGGAACGCATCGTCTTCGATGGCGCCGGATGCCACTTGCCGCGCATAGGCGTACATGTCGTAAGCGATGTTCTCGCGGCCGATGCCTGCCGTGGTAGTGATCACAAGCAGCGAACCTGGCGTCTTGACCAAGCCTGTCTTGATGGCGTCCCAAAGGTCGCGTTTCTTCCAGGCATGAAGCTCGTCAACGAGCGCAAAGACAGGCGTCCTGCCGTGAGCAGTGGCAGCATCAGCCGACATCGCTCTATAGAACGCGCCGCTCCTACGATGCGTTATGCGGTTCTTTGTATCCTGAATCTGAAACGCTTCTTCAAGGCGAGGATGCGCCCGAATGATGCCGGTCATTTCCTCGAGCGCGATACGGGATTGATCGCGGTCGACGGCCGCCGATACGACCTGGCTACGCGGAATGCGCTCTGGTCCCAAGCCTACGAGACAGAGAGCGCTTCCAAGCGTTGTCTTGCGATTGCCGCGCGGGATTAGCGCAAAGACGGTCTTGATGCGGCGGGTGCCGTCTGGCTTCGTGTCGCCGTAGACTCGCCGGATGATACGCTCCTGCCAGCGGTCCAACTGGAAAGCATGGTTCTGAAGATTTGATTTTGGATGGCGCAGTGCTCGGACGAAGCGGACTGCAGCTTCGCCTTTTCCGTGCGGGTCTGGGATTGAGCTGTCGTCGAATAACCACGCATTAGATGTCTCCGAGGTCGTCGGCGTCGTCGTTTCCAATGGCGCCTCCCTTGTTCTTGTTCCTTGATGCTGGTGCCAAGCCAAGGGCGTCCGCGAGGCGTGCAAGCGTCGCGTGATATTCTTTGAGCAGTGTCGTTTCGGGTCGGCGCTTGGTCTCACCTGACGGCGAGACCATCGTTAATCCGTGCTCGGCAATCGCTACCTCGCAGGCGCCGATGTGGGCCACGACGCGGCAGTAGGCGTCGACAAGAGGCAGTTCGTGATCAGCAATCTTTCGCTGCTCCACCAGCACGCCGAGCACTTTCCGCCATTCTTTAGTAGCGCGTGCAGGCATATCCTTTGGTGGTGACGGCACCCTCGATAGTGCGCCGTCGAGCGCCGTAACTGTCGCCTTTCGTCCACGCATCAGAAGGACCACTCCCGGTACTCTGACAGGATGTCACCGACGCCGTATGGAATTGCGGCTGCCTTATCACCGTGTGACGAAGCCTCCCGGCATTCGTATTCTTGGGCAGCGATCTGAAGGATGGCTTCCCGCAATGGCATCGGGACGTCTTCTGCTGCGTCGCCGTAACCAGCAATGAAGCGAACGCGGATAGCGTTGATGGTTGGTGTTGTTGCCGGCCAGCCGACATCACCCGGTGCAATCCAACCCGGATCGCTTGCGGTATCCACGGCATATTGGTCGGTTGCGAGCGTCGTTTCCAAGCCCGAAGTTGCGTCGACATACTTGACGTACGTCACAGCCTGAAGCGGTCCTTTGGGGATCTGCATCGGCCCGCGCTGGAAGGCATCCAGAACCAGATCATAGGTGGTCGAAATAAGCGGCTTGCCGACGAAGCGCTCCACGTACTGGCGTGCCGCCAGGCCCTTTGCCACGAGCAAGCTGTCGTCGTCGCTATGGTCGACGCGGACATGCGCCTTAAGCTCCGCAAGCGTGACCGGCTCGACAGACGGCGCCGTGACAATGACTAATGCCATAGGTCCAAATTCCTATTTTCGATTTATTGCGAAATGTGTGGGGGCGAGTGGTTAGGGAGGAGTCGACAAAAGTTGCCGACCTGGTGGGGGCGTGTCATTGTCGGCCCGGCAAACGGGAGGCGATGATGGAGCTAGAAGAGATCAAGCGTAAGATGCAGCGTGCTTCGCGTGAACTATCTGCTGTAGTGTCAGGCGAATTGGCAGCAGCTAGAAGCGCTGCTTCACATGACGACGGCCAGAAGGCGAAGCGTCGTATCGATGACGCAATCTCAAAGGTTGAAAGCATAGCGAGATCGTTGCGCTAACGCCCGAACCCACCCTCACTGCGTATGTTCTTTCTGCTGTTGCAGCCACGGTTATAGGGCTGCCAGTTGGTGCGATCCCAGAACAGTACCATGTCGCCTTTCGGCGCCTTGATATGATCCACCATGTTGGCTGGCCTGCCGCAGCCACAGGCGCATAGCGGCCTTCCTAGCAGCGCTAGGTAGGCTTTAGACTCGCGATGCCATTCGGCTGTGTATCCGCGCTCTGAGGCGCTGCCGCGGGCTGCGTCGTTGGCTGCTTGCCTAGTCTTGGCATTGCGCTGCTGGCATGGGCACTTGACGCCTTTCGGTAGCGAATAGCCGCACGCGCATATCACGTTGGGCATGGTGGCTCCTGAATTGAAAGCGGATGGCAGCGTCCTGCATGCCACCCGCTAATTGACCCTTAGCCGACGCTCATGGTGTGACCCATGAGGAAAGGAGGCGCGGCTGGTATCTGGACCTTCATGGATTGAACGGATCGTTGAAGACCTTGGCGGGCCGCATCCATGAGTTCGCTGTCGGGCAGGCCCGTGAGCTACGTGCGTAGCGGTGCCCTCAAATGTCCCCCGCCGGATGGGGTTAGGCTACGGGCTTGCTGTAGGCTCTGCCTTTGATAGCAACAGCGCCGGCCGCAATCGACGTGCCTGAGTTCTTGGTTGCCACGATACGGGCATACCTTTTGAACCCGATATAACTGATCTTGAACGCGCCATCCGCAGTGAGCGGGTTGACGAGGCTCGAGCCTATCAGGGCCGAAGCCGCAGCGTCAGTAAAGTCGCCGTCAGTCGTAGTGTCGGATTCCTGCACTGTGATGGTGAAGTTGCCGGAAGAGGCAATGGCGCCAGTAACGACAGTGAACATGACACTGTCGAAGCCTAGCAAGTCGATTGCGTTGCCCTTGATAGTGGCAGCCTGCACGGCAGGCGAAAGGGCATTAACAGCCCCAAGGTTGTGAGCTAGATCGCGCATGTGCGCTCCTATGATTTGAAGGGAAATGGGCGGCCACTGGTCTGGGACCGCCCTAACTGCATTGCGCAGGCGATGTAGTTTTACGAGGTCGCGCAGCGGATTTTGCGTAGTGCTTCGGCCAAAACCATGCCGGCGCCAACGCGGCGGCGCGCATGGAAGCGCACCAAACCAGAGGTGGCCTGGCTGTACGGGTCGCGCATGATGGACAGGTTGAGCCTGTCATAAATGCGGAACGCGGAATCGAAGTCACCAAGAACGATCGGCTCCGCAGCGGCGCCAACATCATCCATCGTTGGGTCTTCGATAACCGGACGGCCAAGGATCGTTTCCGGAGTCGAAGCGCTAAGGCCCGGCGCCCACAGGTATGCGCCCGTGCTGCCGTCTTTCAATTTCCTCACGGCCGCCAACGTCGATCCGTTCATCATCCAAACCGCTCGGTTGCGGTAGTAAGCGGAAAGCTCATAGAAGGCGTCGATGAGCGTGTCGGCTGGTGCAGTGCCAAGCGTCGAAGCGTTGCCGGTGAAGCTGTATGCAACGCCAGACGTCGCCATAACACCAAGCGGCTTCTTAACGCCGTCGCCGTCCATAAAGGCAGCGGCTTCGAGGCGCCCGAACTCTTCGGCAAGATCAAAAGCAACTTCGCTCTCGACGTTAACGGCAGCGTCCTCAAGCAGGCGCGTCGAAACGTCGACGTAACAAGCCATTTCGTGAATTGGCACTTCAAGCTGGCCGTAAGCCGACTCTGTGCTGGTGCGGGTCTCGGTTTCACCAACCCAATAGCCGGTCGGACGGCCGGTGCGCTTAGGCAACAGAACCGAACCGCTAGCCGTGCTGCCAACGCGAGCCGCCTGGCGGATAGGCGAACGCTCTACAATGCCCTTGATGACTTCCGTAGTGAACTCGGCTGTGGCGAAATAGCCACCGCTCGTGTCGTCCGCAATTCGGAGGGATTTGGTCTCTTCGGCGACCATCGACTCCTTGCCGCGGCGCAAATAGCTAACGAAAGCCTTGCGCTCTTCGGTCGGCTCGTTGTCGTTGGCACCCTTGAGAATGGTAGGGCGATTGAGCTTGGTTTCGACGGCGGCCAGACGGTCGACAAGCTTGGTGTTGTCGTTCGCAGCCGTCTTGGTCTCGACTGCCTTGAGGCGGTCATCAACCGACTTTTGCAAATCAGCGAGTGCCTTGGTCACGATGGTGTCAACGTTTTCGTCTTCACCCTTGGTGACAAGGGCGTTGTTTGCATCACGCATGTAGGATGGTCCTTTTAGGTTCGGATGGCTGCAGCCATCCGGTTGATAGCCGCCGCAATTTCGAGCGCGCGCACGGCGGATTTGGCACTCGTCACGCGAGCGCCAGGATGCATGGGGATCGTCACGAGTGACGCCTCCAGCAATTCGAGTTGTGAGATGGTTCGACCGCCGCCCTTGCGAGCAATCGCCTTGCGGGTAACAAACCCAATACTGATGCCGCGGACGGCACCCGCCTTAACTAGGCTGCGAACTTCGTCGGCCCGACGCACCTCACCGACAAGTAGCCGGCCCTTTAGGCGTAGACCGTCGATGGCTTCTGTCGCTTCTGTCCAGGCACCCAACGGGTCATTCATGTCGTGCCCAAAAAGAATTGGCATCGGCATCTTGGCGTCTGCAAAGGCGCCTTTTTCAATGACGTCGCCGACCCGGTCCGGCGTGCCGAACGGCCAGGCAAGCGCCTCGATTGCGCCCGTGTCATCGGCCACAAATTTGGTTTCGAATAATAGGCGTTCCATCAGGCGGCAGCCTTTGCTGGAGTGTTGTCGTTGGCGGGTTTGACGCCGCTGACATTGGGATTGGCGAATTCATTGCCGGCCGGATAAGGCGGCATGCTCTCCCACTCGCGAGCTTCGTTTGGGTTGATGACGCGGCTCGTAATCAAGGACGAGTAGGCTGTTGCGCGTTCGCCAAGGTCGGCACGAGTGAGGTCATCGCGTTCGAACCAGATACGGAATGTCTTACGATCGCCTGGCGCGATGAGCGCTCTGGTAAGCGCGGCCTCGAGTGACCGCAGCCACGGCTCTAGCGAGAACACCAAGAACTCGCGTGTCGCCTGCGTCATGTTCGACCATGTCTGCCGCGACATTTCGTAAAGCATGCCCGGCGGTACCCGAAACGCGCGCGCCACCTCTTGGACTTGGAAGGTCCGAAGCTCTTGGAATTGGCTGTCGACGCTGGAGAAAGCCAAAGCTTTCCACTCTGCGCCATCCCACGTAATCGCCGTGCCGGCGCCGTTACCGGATCCACCGAAAGCGGCGTTCCAGCCGGCCTTGATTTTGGCCAGTGCCGTGTCGCCAAGTTTAACGCCAGTGGGAAACTGGAGCACACCAGCGGGCCTAGCGCCGCTGGTGAATAGCTTAGCGGCATGTTGCTCCATCTTGTGAGCAACGCCGATCGCCTCCGCCGCCATGTTCAATGGGCTTTTGGCGAATGGTCCCGTAAGGTGAATGATGTCACTGGCCGGAACCACCTTACCTGACAGGCGGTATGTCGGCTCGCCGGTATCGGCGTACTCAACCGAGATGACATGGTCGCGATAGTGGATAATCTCGACAGGCTTGCCCTCGACGCGGTTGACCCACGCCAAGCCGCCAGCATCGCGAGTCAGCGCCTCGGCAACAAGGTCGCGGATGGTTTCGAAGCCTGAAGACCATGGGCAGGCATCGCCGCGAAGGAGCCACCATGCTGGATGTTCCTCGTCGTCAACCCAAGCGTCGCCGTCCTTCCGCTGTACGCGGACGTCGAGCGTCGCTGCTGCTTCGGACAGCACGCGCACCGCGGCGGACACTGCCGGCACGGTAAGCGCCACGCTGGCCGATACAGCTGCCGTACCGGTCACGGTGGCGCCAAGGATGGCCAACAGCTCCTCGTCAGGGGCAGCTAGGGATTTCTGCTCAATAGGCGGTTGCTTACGGTCAAACGGCCACACGGCTGGACTCCAGTTCTGCGCAGCGCGCAATGATGTCGTTGCAGATGCGACCGAACGGCACGACGATTGTTGAAACATCGAACGGCAAGCGGTTGGCATCCCGCTCTGGGATGACGCGCGGCAAGCCGCAACCACGCCGGATGACGGCAGGCGCGACCAGCAGCGTGTCAGCGGTTGGCGGGTGCTCGAGGTTGTCGAAGGCCGTACCGATCGACATGAGCCACGAGCGGCCAGAGCGCTCCAACTCGTGAGCGATCCGCAGCACGCAAATGTCACGCGGCGAAAACCAACGGCGGGTGGCACGCTTCTCACTCCACAACACAGACACATGCCGCGCACGGTGGATGATGACGTCGAGTGCGGAACGGTGAAGGCCGGCAAGCTGCGCGGCCTCGGCGACAGTGAAGCCGCGCGAAGTCCAGGCCATGAACGGCCTCCTGTCTATCGATTGAAAGATTGTGTGGGCAAATAAAAAGCCGCTCAGAGGCGGCTTGGGGGGGAGGTGGGAGTTAGCCTTCCTACCTACTGTCGAGTTTCCGGCTTTTGGTGCGCACCAAGCTTCCCACCTATAAGGCGCGGGAGCCGGAAATGGTTATAACCAAAGATGCTCTCCGTACCCTTCCCAACATTCTGGCTGTTTGAGTCCGTACTGGCCTCACCATACTCCGAACAACTCTGCAGAAAGGGACGCACCCCCTTATACTCATAAGGTCATGAGATCACAAAAGGGACTTACCCTCATGTACATACGTCAGAACTGGCCACGATTTTACCGTCCCTCTGCCTATATACACCATGGGAATGCCAGAAAGCGCCAATTTGGCATAATATGTGATACTGTTGTGGCCTAATAAATTGACGATTTAGCGCGCTTGGCGTTGTAGTTCGCAGCCAACCGACGCAACAAGTCGACCAGCTCGCTCTTTTCCTCATGGAACCAATCCGGGTCCCGATGCGAAGGTGCCAACCGCGCGAGGCGATCGGCTATTTCGTGGAGCGAAGGCAGGCTCATGCTGCTATCTGCATTGTTGGCATGTACGATATCTCGCCGCGGTTGCTGATGTAGCATGAGAGAGTGCGGCCATGAAAAACGTCGGTGTCCTCCAAGTCGTGCTCGATGCCAAGACAGAAGGCGATGCGATTTAGGAACGCTTGGCCGCGCTTCTGCTTTTGCTCGTCAGCCGATTGCGATAGAAACGTATGTTCCACCTCGACACCACTAGCGATGCCTCCTGACGGATTGAGCCGCAGCGTGAGGACTACCTGTTCGTTGTGTTCGTCCCGCCAATGGACCTTGCTTCCAGCGATTTCCGCGCCGAATCTGCCGAACGGAGAGAAGACCCCGACATCGCCTATCCATTCGCCAGGCGCGTCGAGGTTGTCTTTGTTATCGTTGTCAGCTTCGACCTGTGCGACACTGGCAGGCTTGTCTTTCTTCGGACGGTCCTTGGCCTTCGCGATAGCAGCATCCCTCGGGTCCGCGTAGACGGACGGCAAGTCTTCGGTCCAACCCTTTCCGGCAAGCCACTTCGGAGCGGTTCGCATCCACTTCTTTTCGATTGGATTGGCGGCATAGTGATTGGCTAGAGCTTCCGCGGCGCCGATTATAGTTTCAAGCAACTCTGCGTCAGGGGCAATCTTCCCCCAGGCCGCTTCGGCTGCTGTCCTGTAATGCTTCCGAGGAAATGCTTTCCAGAATTGTTCGAATCCATTTTCAGGGTCCCGTGGCGTTTCCGCGTCGGTGGCCGCAAGGCCAGCCGAAAGCGGCGGCAAAGCCGCGCCATGGGTATTATCATTCACACTATACGTAAGCCCCGCTGTAAGCGGGCTTAGTAAGTGTGTTTGGTCCGATGGCTGTAGGACGCTACCGAATTTAGCGTCCTGTGACGGTAGGACCCATGGGTCCCGTAGCTGTAGGACGCTAGGGTTAACGTCCGATGGCTGTAGGACGATAGACCATTTAGGGAAGTATTCCGTAGGCCGTTTTCCCTCCCCCATACGGCGGGTGAAATATCCCCATTCCACCAACTCAGAGGTGGCCGTGGCGATGGCACCGCGGGTTAGGCCTGTGCCGTTTTGCAGGAAAGTGACCCCTGCACGGCAGTTCCCAAACTTATCCCACCAGGCCTCGAGAATATGCCAACACACCATCATGTGGGTCAGGCGGCGGCGCCTGTCCGTGGACAGTGCGCCCAAGAACAACCATCGCGTGGTGTTGTCGCCGGGGACAGGGATGTATCTCGGCTTCCCCTTAGCGCTGGTCATGAACAACGCCCTCGATTGCGGCCAGGGCGGCGCTTGCTATGTCTCTGACCAATTCCGGGGAGAATGTCACAACCCGGCCAGCACCTCCCTGGCCGTTCGGTGCGAAAACCGAATAGCCGCCTCCCGTGCGCCTCGAGACGCGAAGGCCGAAGAACTTGATGTCTTGATTGAATTCGATATCGACGTGCGCGACTGCGCTGCCCGCACCATTGGGTGCAGGTCTTACCGAAAGAACTTTCAAGGTTGATGTTCCTGTTCAACAGGGTGGCTGCCCGTAGGCAGTAATGCCCGCGCCTCGGCGCCCTTGCGGTGGGTGACGAGGAGATTGAGGCCGAGGCGCGGGTAGGGGGTCTACTTGGGGTAGCCGTCTTCGCCGAACTCAATTTTCGGTCCGGTCTTTACCGGCTTTGGCTCGGCCATCACTGCTTCAACGGCGGTAATGCTCGTCTGGATTAGAGCAATCCTGCCTAGCGTTTCGTCGTCGCCAGCACGGTCGGCGTACTTCTCCACGAATGTGCGACGGAGTTCCTTCAGGTGCTCAAGGGCGTCGTCCAAATCGGTCATGCTGTTATCCTCATGGCTCGTTGATTGTCGTTGGCATGGTCGTACACTGCGGTACGTCTGCATCCTGCCAACCACTCGTCTAGGTCGGACAGGGCGTAGCTGACGCCTGCGCCTGCTTTAAAGTAGACGGGACCAGTTCCCGACATTCTGCTCTTGTTCAGCCATGAGGTCGATTTTCGAATATACGCGGCAGCCGCGGCGGTGCTCATTTTCCCAGTTGACATCTATCCTCCCGATGGTAGGATGTTGACGCTCCTGCTAAAATAGGCTTGTAGAGTGCAGAAGCGGACGTCGTGTATAGGCGTTTTCGCCTTGCATGTCAATGTTAGTCAGGCGCTTTCCGCCTGCGGTGTGACGATCTCCAGCCATTTCCAGTTTGCCCACTTGTCGCCTGTCTCGCGAATATGGGTGTATCGCTGCAGGTTTTGCCAAGAGCGGTGCCCCGACACTGAGGCCACCTGTGGAATGGTCCGACCAAGTTCGAACAGCCGCGACACGCCTTCGTGCCTCAAATCGTGGAACTTCAAATCCTTGATGTCGAGCAAATTGCAGGCGTTGCGCCAAGCAAAATTGATGGTGTCGCCTTTGAACGGGAAGATCAGTTCGCCCGTCTTTGGCGTGGCCTTGATGATCGCCAGAGCTTCTGGCGTCAGCTCCGTCCAAATATGATTTCCTGATGAACCGCGTGGATCCTTAGCGTCACGAACCAAGATGCGTGAGTGCGCTTCGTCCAAGTCATCCCATCGGATGCGGACTATCTCTCCCTCACGGCGCGCGCTGAACAGAGCGAACGCCGCGATGCGTTCCATGGGAAGACTGCGCTCGGTGCGGGCGGCGAAGAAATCCATAATGCGATTCATCTCGCCAACGGTCGGGCGCCGATCGCGTTGATTGGAACGGCCAGTCATCTCAAGTTTAGACGCAACCGTGCTGGCGTCCGCCATGGCCTTCTCGTCTAGCGGGTAGCCCCATGCTGGCCGTGCGATCTTGAAGACGCCAGAGAGGAATGTCAGGTACCCGGAAACGGTCGAAGGTTGTCGAGTTTCCGCAAGTTCGCGGACAAGCGACACTATATGGTCGGATCGAATTTCGGAGCACCGCATAGACGCGATGGAGTATTCCTTCAGGCTTTTTAAGACCGCTGCTTTGGTGCGACCAAGCCGCTTGGCCTCCCGCTCGTACCGCCCTATGGCCTCGCCAAGGGTCGGGTCTTCTTTCTTGATGTCCTCAACGACGCCTGGCTTCGCAAGCTCGCCCTCGCGGAAGGCTCCCCACGCCGCTGCCTCTCGCCGCTTGGAGAACGTCTTGTTTTCACGGTGGACTGTCCTGCCGTCGCGCTTGATGACGATCTGGGCCATGAACGACGGCGAGCCGTCCTTCCGTTTCCGCTCTATGATGCTAGCCAT